GACCCAGCCGTCGCGTTCAAAGTTATACGTTAGCTCCCGCACCTTGCGCCCGCGGCGCTGGACAAAGAGCAGGACGTCGTTGAGCAGGATGGCCCGCATGGTCTTCGATCCGAAGCTGCTTTGCTTTTGTGCCTGCACGTTGGTCGCGCTAAACGCCTGCCCGCTGTCCGCGCCGCCAATCGTCCACTCGTCGCCCGAAGTGCCCAGCATGAGGCGCTTCTGGCTGAACATCCACGCGATGCGGTTGCCCTCGGAGGAGGCGACCGAAAAGGACAGCGCGTCGTCGGCAGCGGCTCCGGTCTGGAAATTCTCAAAGTCGTCTACCTTGCTGCACCAGACGGTGTTGGGCTGGTGGGCGGTGCCGCCGAAGCAGAGGCGCTGTTCGTGGATGGCGACGGCCCGCGGGTAGCCGCGCACCGCGGAGAACGCGGCCTCGCTCCATTGGGTGGTTCCGGTGATGACCGATCCCAGCCACTTGTTGACCGTGGCTCCGGCGCTGGTGCCGCTGGCCACGCTGTTGATCGTGACGGTGCCGCCGGAGTTGAAGTCGGTGGATTCAAGGAAGACGCGGGCGCTGGTGTTGGAGACGTAGTCGGTGACGCGCAGCTTAAGGCCGACGCGCTCGTCTTCGGTGCCGGTGGCGGTGAAGTTGCGGGCGGTGGTCAGCGAGGTGAACTCCCGCACCACCTCCATCTTGCTCAAGTTCTGCACGGGCGCATCGCTGGCCGACGCGGCCCCGCTGTTGGCCACAGTGAAGGTGTAGGTGTCGGCTCCGGTGACGGTGATCGCATAGGTTCCGGCAAAGGGCGCGGCCACGGTGGAGGGAATGAAAACTTCGTCGCCCGTGGCGTAGCCGTGGGCGGTGCGGGTGGCTGTCGCGGTCGTCGTCGAGCGGGCCAAGGCGGTCAGATCCCGCCCTCCGTTAGAATCCATTTTCTCCTGCGGGATGCGGAGTAAGCGGATTTTGCCAATCCACGTTCCTACCGTGGTGATTGTCCACGATCCTTGGATGTCGAGCGTTCCTTGGCTGACTTTGTTGGCGTCAATGGTTTCATCGACCGACCCGCTGTTGCGCGGCCACTGGATAGCCCACTGGCTACCCACATGGCCCGCTTGGAAAACAGACGCGCTGGCGGTCAACGTGGCGCTGCCAGAGGCCGCGGAGGAAGCGATGGTGGTGGTCGTGAGGTTTTGGTCGAGGAGCGGCGGATAGCTCCACGCGACGGTGGTCAGCGTCCAGTTCGTGTCGCTGACGCGGGTCAGCTTGCGCGGCGCGTGGTTGGCGTGCGCGATATACATGATGTCGTTGACTTGGACGTATTGCAGTTCGCGCAGTTCGCTTTCTTGGTAGGGACTGGCCACTTCCAAGGGCGAACCGCCGGAAAGCACTTGTGAGTCGTTGCCCCAGAACCGGATGTATTGGTGGCCAAACTCCAAGACAAAGCGGGTGGTCACGCTGAAGTTAAACCCGATCAAGCGGCAACGCTGGTTGGCGTTCTTGGCTTCGCCCAGATACTCGGTGCCAGCGCGGCGGTAGACGCCTCCGTAGGGCAGGACGACCATGTTCTCCAGCGTGCGGCATCCGCTGCGGTATTTTTCGACGTCCGTGCGGGCGTCCATGTAAGGACTCAACTCGCCTGCATTGAGGGCGGTGACGAGGAGATTGGCCATGACCTATTGGCTGGACGGGAACTTGGTGTAGCGGGCGGCGACAAGGTCGCTGTTCGTCCACGGCATCTTACGCCGGAGACGCTCCTCAAAAGCGTCGGCCATGCGGGCCTTGGGGCCGGTGATGGCTTCGTATTCTTGCAGCAGTTCCTGCGGCATGTTGCGGCTGCCGGTTAACGGGCCTGCCAAGCGCGAGGCCAGCATGGTGGCCAAGGCGTGGACAAAGAGCGGGTGGTAGAAGCTGCCGTCCTCCACGCGGGACACATACCGGATGTTGGCCTCCTCCGCGTTGGTCAGAAGCTGGTCGCCCTCGACGCTAAACTCCCCCAGCCTTTCGTTGGGCTCGTAGCCATTGAGTTGGACGACGCGCAGGCAGTCAAACGGCAACTGGTAGGCGCTCTCCCACTCGCTTTGCGGGGCGTTGGCCAGCTTGTTGAGCGCGGAGCGGCGCATGGCGAAGTTCCAGCGATGGGACTGCAAGACTTCGTCGCGGGTTTGAGCGAAGAAACGATTGCAAAACTGGGCCTGCTTGGAATCGTCAGTCAGCGCCATGATCGGGCTGATGCCCAGCTTGGCCAAAGCCAGATTGCAAATGGAGGTTTCGTCGGCCATGAAAGTGTAAAAGGTGGCAGACTATTAAAGCCGGTCTGCCAGCGGCGGTGAGTGCCTTTAGGGCATGCGGAACGCGAGCAAGAAGCTGATGCGCTTGCCTGCGGTGAGCGCGTTGGTGCGCGTGATCGCGGCGACAACCGTGCGGGTGTCGGCGGTCACGGCGTAACGCGGCACGACGCTGGCTCCGATGTTCGGAGTAACAGCGGCGGAACCGGCGGTCGAACTGTTCAGCGAGATGGAGGTCGCGCTGTAACGGTCGTCGTCGCCCGCGTCACCGATCTTCGGGATCGCCACAACGGAGCCGCCAATCGACGCCTCGTTGTTGACGCGCCACAGTTCGGGCAGCGGGATCGCGCCGACGGGCAGGACGGCAACATTGATGTTGTCGCCGCTGGCCGCTTCGGTGCCGGTGGTCGTGTAGGTCGCCTGCGCGTAAACGACGTTGCCTTTGACAAGGTCGCCGTCCACGCGGTTGCGGACGTTAAGCTCCAGATTTTCGGGAGCGATGTCGGTGTAGAACGTAGCCATATTATGATTCTCCTATGGTTGGTTGTTGTTGATTAGAGAACCTCGTCGGCGGCAACTTCCACGACCTTCTTCTCTTCCATGCGTGTCGCACCAAGGCTGGCCACGGTGCGGATTTGCAGGGAGTGCGACTTGTCGGCGCGGATGTCCACATGCACCTTGCGACCGGCGTCGGCCAGCTTGAGGCCGGAGCGGACGTAGGCGAAGCAAGTGCGGACGCCGGTTGCGGCGACGTAGGGAAGCAAGGACGACGCCACGCGGCGGAACTTGAAGCCCATGAAGGTGTCGATGTCGCCCTGCACCAGCGCCTTGACGCTGTTGAAGTCGGCGCTCGTCACTTCGGTCGTGCGGAGCAAATCTTGGATTTGCTTGGCGCTGACCACGATGATGCGCGGATCGCTGTCGTCCACTTCCGCCTCGTTGAGGAGGTAAGCGGCTTGGCGAAGTTTCGCGATGGTGAGGCCGCTGTTGGCGGCGGAGCCGGTTTCGACGTAATCGACGGCGACTTTCTGGCCCGAAGGCAAGCTGGTCGGGGTCACGCCGGTTTCGCCCGTGTAGGCGGTGCCAAGCGCGGCGTCGATGATGACTTTGTCGCAAGTCCGCATGTAGGCCATCGCGTGGTTCGCAACGGTTTCGGACTGCGGAAGGCTGACTTCGCCCAAGTATTCGGCATCCCACTCGTCAAAGAGGGTGGCATGCTCGTAGGGATACGGACGCAGCCAGCGTTTGGCCAAGGCCACATCGCTGATGTTGGTGTCAGAGGCGCGGTTGGTGATTTTGGTCATTTCGACCGCGGCCATCTGGTTGAATGTTTTTTCTTTGCCGCGAACAGACTCCACGGACACGAACTCACGCAACTTGGAAACCTTCTGCTGGAGGAGGTGTTCCCAGTTGGAGGTGAACTCCGTCGTGAAGTATTGCGGGATCTGTGCAATAGCAGACATAGTTGTTTCTCCTTTGGTTTTGACTAAACCGGCATCGCGCCGATTCGGTCGGGTTGTTGTTGGTTTTCTGTCCCGCGGCGCTACCGAGTATCCGTTCGTGACGGGTCGTCGGCCTTGGGTTGCCGTCGGGCAGGCTCAACAAGGAGGTGTCTGCCTAACTGTGCTGACGATTACGCTGCGCCGGAAAGTGGCGCAAGGGTTTAGTCAAAAAATGTCGAAGCTATCGACATGTCGTCAGCGATATGTACAAAAAAGCGAAATTGCTAAACATGTAACCGGCAAAGACCGCCGACATGGGGTAGTTGCTCTGCATGTAAAAGCCCACCGCCGTCCAGCCGTAGCAGATCGTGCAGATGAGGAGCGGAACAAAGGTCACGAAATGATTCCGTCGTTGTGCCGCGCCAGCCAGTTACAAACCTCGCTGACCAGACGCCCGATTTCGTCCACACACTCCTCGTCCAAGTCGAAGAGACGGGCATGCACGACTTCATGGCAGGCCAGTTCGATGCCGCGGTGGCTGATGGCGTCGGGGTGGATGTAGATTGTCTTGTCGTCTTTGACACACAGCCCGTCGTAGACTTCGCGGGCCGGTGGGCGCTGGATCTTGATCCGCCACGGCTTGCCGTCGATGGAAACGCGTTTGGTGGGGATGCGACGACTCATGTTAGTCGGTAGTGCGGGATGGGCCGCGTCACTTGGCCGGAAGTCACTTTGAAGTTTTGCCGCTGGGCCTTTCCGTCGCGCACGGCGCGGACCAGCAATGCGCCCACCGTGCTGTTGCCCTTGCCCAGCTTGGCGGCAATCTGGCGGGCGGTCAGCCAGCCTTCGGGAACCGTCTCGACCGGCGCGGGCGAGGACAGCACCGCGCACCACGCGGACAGTTCGGCATCGGCGTGCTTTTTCACAGCGGCAGTTGGTAGTGCGGATCGAAAACCGCAATGTTGACGATGCAGTGGCTCCCGTTGAAATGCCCGTAGGCCGCGGCGTGCCGCCAGCCCAGCGTTTGGCGGCGGGTGGCCGCGTATTCGATGTCGAGCTTGACCCCACAGCCGATGTTGTAGCCGGTGGCCTTGGCGTGGATGCGGGCTGACTCCATCGCCACGCGGTGGGTGTGGCCCATGACCACGCTGCGCCCGAAGTATTCGGCGGCGTCCCGCACGGCGCTGACTCCGAAGAGCGCCCCGTGGATGAAGGCAGTGTCGCCCAGCAAAAACGCGCAGTCGGCATGCACGCCCTTGTAGGGGATGATCCGGCACTTCATCTTGTCGCACGCCGTTTGGATGCGGTCCATGATGCCAAGGGCCGCGTCCCGATGGACGCCGCTGGCACTGTGCTGCATTTGTGCAAGCCGCGCCTCATGGTTGCCGAAGAGGTAGATGTTCGGGCGCAGTTCTTGCAGGAACGCCAGCCCCTGCAAGACGTCGTCGGTCATGCTGGCCCCGTAGTCGGGATCAGTGCTGTCCCGCCGCGCTCCGGCCCGCATGTTGCGGACATCGATGGCATCGCCCAGATGCAGGACAAAGTCCGGTTTCCACGCCTCGCGTAGGCGCAGGATGGCGTCCAGCGCCCGCGGGTCGGCCTCGCTGCCATGCGTGCATGTGCAGGCCAGAAACTTCTGCCAGCCCTTGGTTTTGCTCGCCATAGCCTTATCCGGCGCTGGTCAGCATCCGGCGGACTTGATCGACGACCTCGGAGTCACCTTCTTGGTAGCGGGTGTACAGCGGGTTGGCTTGGTTGGTCATAATGTCCCGCGCCCGCGCCCGCGTGCTGCTCACGCCGGTCTGGTCGCCCGCGACGAGCTTGTCGTCGGAGAGTTTCTCGGCCAGCGACACAATGGCCTTGACCACTTGCGGATCGACGAAGCCTTGCGAGGTTGGATCGACTCCAGCGGTCACCGCGGCGCGGCGGGCCAGTTCGATCTTTTCCGGCATCTTGTCGCCCCAGACCCGCTCCAGTTCGGCGCGGCCCTGCTGCAACTGCTCTTCGATCATGTTGGCCGCGGCTTGGTTCATCAGCGCGGCCCGCTCCATGTCGAACTTCATGAACTCCTGCATGGCGGCGGCAGGCACGTTGTGCTTGTGGGCCAGTTCCGCGGCCCGCTTGGCCACGCTGTCGTCCCATGTGACGCCTTCGGGCAGTTGTTCGGGCTTGAGCTTGTAGCCCTCCGGCGAATCGGGAACGCCCAGTGCTTGGCGGTAGGCGGCAATTTCCTCCGGCGTGGATTTCTCGGTGGGCGGAACAACCGCGTGGGCCTTCTTGCCCAAAAGCTGTTCCAAACCGTTGAAGCCCTTGGCCATCGACTCGACGTCGATCTTGTCGTTGCGCCAATACTTTTCCGGCACCCAGTCGGGTTTTTCTACGGGTTGGGCCGCTGGCGCGTCGGTGGTGCTGGCGGGCGCACTGGACAGCAGTGTCCCTTCAATTGTGGTGTTGGTGTTAGGAGCGGGTGCGGTGGACGCGGGAACAGCGGCGCTGTCCGCGGTGGTGCTGGCGGGGGCGGCGGTGGTGGTTGCATCTGTCATAGTTGGTGGTGTTGGTTGGTTGGTGTTTTGACTAAACCGCGTTTAGCGGAGGACTTCGGTCTTGGGCTGCTCGACGTCGGCATCCCCGACGACGGGCAAGGAAAGTTTGTGTTCGACGAAAAGGATCACCTCGCGCTGGCCGTCACGCACCGCGGCGGCGATGGGATCGAACGGACGTCCCAGCGTGCGCTCAAAGGCGGGCCGGTTCATGCGGAAGTAGGCGCGGAGGTTGTCCAAGACGAGCTTGCCCTCCTCGCTGCCGAAGCAGCGGTGGTAGGCGTTGTTGATGCGCTGGAGGTTTTTGCTGCGCTCCAGTTCTTTGGTGTCGGTCATGTGCCGGTGGCTTGATTGAAGAGCTTGCCCAGTGCGGAATCCTGTTTGACGCTACCGGCCTTGCCCGCGGCCTCGGCCATCGTGAGCATCTCCTGCTGCTGGGCCATCTTGGCCTGCGCCTCGGCGCGGGCGGCGCGGGCCTCTTCGACCTCGTCCTCCTCGGCCAGCCAGTCGGCGGGCAGACCGTCGTTGCGGGCCGTTTCGCGGGAGATGACGTCCCACTTGAAGTTGTCCAGCACTTCGGGCCGCACTTGCGCGATAATCGCGTTGCGCTCCATCGTCCTTGCCAAGGAAAGGTTCTGCATGGCGCGGATGGCCAAGGCGACCTTGGACACATAGCTGACTTCCGGCTCCGGAATGATCGGCTGGCCCATCTGGTCGAGAAGGATGGCGTCCGGCGGCGGCGGCGGGAAATGCCCGTTGCGGATCAAGATGCCGAAAACTCCGCGCAGCATGGGCGAGAGCAGTTCGGTCGTCTTGCGCGTGAAGCTGGGTGAAAACTGGACGAGCTTTTCGCTGGCCCGCTCCGCGACCTCGGTGGCCGTCATGTTGGGCCGCTCCAAGCTGGCGAACATGCGGAACATGTCCACATGCATCGCTTGGTTGATGGCCGCGGTCTTGCGGTTCTCGCGGTCCAAGCCGATCTGATAGTCGCCGCCGGTCGCCCACTCCTGCGGGATGGCGTTGGGCTGGGTGGGGTCGAAGTAGGTGACGCCCCCGCTTCGCAAGTCTACTTCCCCTTCATGAGTTGCAGGCATCAAGAGGCGCGGGAAAGCCTTGATCTCCGCGAGGGCGTCAAGTTGCTTGGAAAGGAAATTGAGTTGGCGGGCCTCCGGCAAAGCCATCCACGCCGGAGAGACCCCGTAGACGCCCTGCTGGCTTTTGACATGGCGACCGGCAAAGAAAGGTTTCTCGTCATAACCGCTGTTGCGGCAAACGTGCTTGTTGCTCTGGTCAACGTAAACCGATGCCCAAGGCTTGTTCGGGCCGTCGGCCTTGCTGCGGTCGCGGTCGTTGTCCTCGCGTTTGTAGACGGCATGGATGAACTTGTGTTTGACCGTGCCGCCTTTGCCGGTGGCGCGGATATCGGCCAGCCGCTTCTTCATGGCCGGAGCAAGGTTGTCCTCGCCAAACTTTTCGGCGGCTTGCAGGACGGTCAGTTCCAGTTCGCGGAAGACGGTATTGACTAAACCCTCGTCATCTTCGGCCAAGCTGTAGGTGCCGATGTCGAATTTGGTGAAGACCACCGGATGGCTGATGCCTTTCTCGACAAACATGCAGTAGGTGCCAAAGACGCTGTCGTCGTAATACAGTTCGTGCAGTTCGGTGTAGACGTTGCTGGTGGCCAAGAGCAGCTGCGTGGCCTCGCTGCACCGCGAATACCACTGCTTGGCCTTGTCGCTGGTCACGCCCTTGGGCGGCTCGTAGGTGAACCAGCGCGAGTCGGCGGGCGTGATGTAGGCCAATTGCCCGTTGGCCAGCGTGGCCGCGGCTTGGACGGCGGAGGTGTCGAAAAGGACATCGTGGCGCGAACTGTCCGGCACGCTGCGTTTGCTGCTGATCTCGGCCTTGCGCGGCAGGAAGTATTCGCTCAACTCCTGCCAGTGGGTGTCCCACGGGGCACGCTCGGCGGCGAGGTCTTGGTTCCTCGCCAGCACCCAGTCGGCCAGTTGGACGTTGTCTTTCACCAGAGGTCGGGGTCGTTAGCCGCGCAGATGAGCAGGACAATGCCCACCGCAAAGACAGCCAAATAGAAGGTCAGTTCCATTCATCCCAGCAGGCTTCCGCTGCCGGTGGCCGGATTGACGTAGCCGCCCGTCTCGCCCGCGAGGATCGACTTGCGGTAGCCGCCGCGCTTGGCCGCGGCGGTGCGCTGCTGGTTGGCGGCATCGCTCGCGCTCATGGTCTGGGCTTCGGGCGGGGGCGGAGGAGGAGGCGGCGGCGCGGGCATAGCGGGCATGGGCGGCATCTCCATTTTGGGTGCCTTGGGCATCTTGCCGCCCCCGCCGAAATGGCACCGGCACGTTAGGTCAATCTTGGACGAGTTGTAGAATCGCATATTTTTGGATGAGTTTGTCGGTCGAAAAGAAAGTCAGCGGATGGCCGCTCCTCTCCCATGCGATGAGCGGAAGATAAAACGGTATGTGGCGCAATAGTTTTTTGACTAAACCCGCCAGACCTTGGTCGTCGGCCAAGGCAAAGGCGTAGACATACCATGCATCCCAGTCCTTGCGCTGGAAGCCACACCAGACGTCGTTGATCATTTCCTGCGGGGCGGCGCTGCACACCGGACGCGCCATCATCACATAATCCGGCGTCGAGAAAAAACAGCCATGCGAGAGGTGCGCCAGCATGTCCTCCTCAAACGTCCGCGGGCTGTCCGCGGTGTAAAGCATCTTGCACTTTTCGATCGGCGTCATCGTCTCACAATGGTTCGGCGGTTGAAGTCCAAGTCGCGGATGCCGGTTGTCACTACGGTCGGGCGCGGCTTGGCAAAGCCGGTCTTGAGCATGCCCGCCATCTCGGCCTCGGCAATCATCCGGAGCGCGTCCGCGGCGTGGCTGGCCCAGTTATGCACCGGTTCGTTGACCACAATGCCGGTCGCGCTGCTGCGCTTGTAGGCGTAGTTGGCCAAGGCATCCAGCCCACGCTCGCAGGCAGGCAGGCGGAACGAGAACCGCGGGAACATTTGCAAGCAAGCATTGATCCCGATCCAGATGTCATGCGTCCTTGGCAGCACGCGCACGTTGGCCAGTCCGGCCTCGGTGTACACTTGAGCGTCAGCCTTGCCGCTGGTTCGGGTCGCCGCGGCATCGTGGGGCAGGAAGTGCGCCCCGTAGCTGTATCCCTTGGCCAGCATGTGGCCGACGCGCTGGACAGGAGTCATGTCCATGTCCATGTCGCAATCGATCACGCGGATCTCGTTGCCGCCGATCACTTGGAAATACCAGACCACCGTATTGACCGGACTGCCCAGATCCCACGCGGTGTGGACAAGCGTGCTGTTGTCGTATTTGAAGGCGCTGATCGCTCCGGAGGCGCGGAGCTTGTCGAGTTCCGCGGCGTAGATCGCGCCCTCGACCGGCGACTTGAAGCACTCGTCCAAGGTGGTGGGGAACTCGCGGTAAATAAAGAGGCCCAGTTGCCGCTGCTGCCGGTCGTACCAGAGCCGCTGCTGCGGCGTGAAGGTGTGGCCGGTGGTGCGCTCCATCTCGTCGAGATACTGACTGATTGCCGGACTGACCGTGGACACATCGCCCTCCACCACATAGGTCGGGTCTTTCCACCATGGGAAAAAGACCACGCGCCAGTCCTTGTCCGTCTTGGCCTCTTCCGGTGTTTCCAAGGCTCCCTTGACGATGTCCCACAGGTGGCCCCCTCGCCCGCCTTTCCAAGTGGTTTCGACGATGATCCGGCCATGCTCGGCGGACGGGATCGCGCCGGTCAGAATTTCCTCGGAGCGCCGCGGGTCGTCGGCTTGGATGACGCCCCACTCGCTCAAATGCAGCCAGTTGTTGGTGCCGCCGCGGGCGCGGAGGCCCGCAAAGAAGGACGAGGCCACGTTACCGGCCACGCTGACTTCAAGGATAGAGCCGCTGTCGCGCACCCGCTCAACGTGCTGCAAGGTGCCGCTGGGCAAGTTGTCCACCGCGACCTTGGCAATGGTCGCCAGCTTGCGCTCGGCATCCGCGGCGGTTTGATCGACAAGGCTGCACTGGGTGCCCGCGTTCCACAGCATCTGGTCGGTCAACAATACGTCGAGGGCGGTGGACATGCCCAGCCGCCTCGCTTTGAGAATGATAAGCCGCTTGACACCCTGCTTGAAGAGCATGTCGTAGACCCGCTGCTGCTCCGGTCGCGGAGCAAACTTGATGATGCGCCCGTCGTCGGCCCGTTTAATGTGGTAAAGATTGCGGAGTCGCCAAAGGGGATTGGCGAGGTCGGGCTTTACAGCCATACCCTCCGCTGATTGGTCGGCGTGACCGCGTAAGTCGGTGCCGGATCGGGCCGGTCGTCGAGGACGCGGAGGTTAACGTGCCAGCCGTCGAGCAGTGCTGAAATCGGATTGCCCTCCTCGTCCACTGCACCCGTCTCGGCGGTGAGGATACCCACCGCATCCAGAGCATAGCCTTCACCGCTGGTCTTCCAGCCGCCATAGCCGCCATCGTAGTAATCAGCCAGCGCGGTTTGGGCCGTGGCCTCGTCGGGGAATTTGTGGAGGTAATCGGTCATGTGGTTGAGAGTTGTTCAAGCAGCGTGTTGGTGAGACGCTTGGGCCAGTAGGCGACTTTGCGGATGTGGCCCGAATACGTGTTATTGCCTGCAGCTTCTCCATTTCCAATGGTAAGCTGAGAAATCCCTGCGGGAACTGATCCAGATGTTTGCGTGATAACCGTATTCCCGTTGAACGACCCAGCAAAATCAGCGGCTCTGTATACTGCGGCAACGGATATGGCTGTGTTGCCAGACAGTGACGACCCAAGCAATAGGGGCGATGTTTGGGCCGCGCCTCCGCTGGTGACGTTAAGGTTTATGTTGCCGCCAGACCCAGAGCCGCGATTGATGGTAACGCGGTTAGAAGTGGTGTTATCTGAAAAAGCAAGAATCCGGCTATTATTGGCAGCGAAAGCCGTGCTGTCCGCAAACAGCGTCCCTTCCGCTTCATTATAGAACGACGAGACCGGCGTGACGATGGCACTGTCCGCTGCGCGGGTCGCGGCAGCGGTTGTCGTCGGAATGTAACTTGTGGCAAAGGCACCTTGCTCCAACTGCGGGGCGGCTATGCGGAGGGTGATGTCGATGGCGACCCCGCTAGAAAAGCTAAAAGCAAGCCGCCCCACAACACGGTTCGCCGTTGCGTCCGCTATTGTTATCGTTGACGTTGCGCGCTGGTAGGACGCCGATGGAGTAAACGCAACGGTTGTACTGCCAACGCTTGTGCTAAAGTTGTTTACCCGCACCTGCGTGCTGACTTGGGTAATGTTTGTCAGATCTCCGGCCACCGTTCGCACATAGTGCGAACCAGTCCATGTTTGCCCGTTTGCGGCTACAATGTGATTTTGAGCCTCGTATCCGAGCGCGGCAGCACTTGAGGTAGTTGTTCCGTAAAAACGAATTTCGATATAGTTAAACCCGTTCTCTATGCCGGTGCCGACAACGTCTAAATCAAGTCCGCCGCTCGTCCAGATCCAGTTTGTCGGCAAAACGCCTCCATCACCCGAACCGCCTGCGTGAGTTCCAACCACCGCCCCACCAGCCTGCGAATTGCGAAGGCTATTCGTCCGCGACTCCTCAATAAGCAGCCCGCGGCTCGCTCCGGTGGCGGGGTCGTGGTCGAAACGCGGCGTGTCGTTGGCGGCGGTTTGCAAGACACCATTGGCGTCGAAGAAGGTGGCGTTCGATGCCCGCGTGAAGGTGATGGCGGGGCCGGTGCCGTGGTCGAGGGTCTTAACGCCTGCGAAGTCCCTCTGGAACGTGGGAGGCACTCCCTGCCGCCCGTAGCGCAGGATGAGATCAATAGCCGACATGGCTTACGCCTCGACGGAGCGAAGTTCCAATGTCCGCACCGTGCTGGCCGCGGGCGTGAACGCGCCCGTTGTCTCGGCAATGGCAAAGATGCTGGAGGATGTCGCGGTGATCGTCTTGCGGAGGAAATCCTCCTCGGTGAACATCGTGTCGCCCAAGTCAATCGGCCCGCCCAGCGTGATGAAGCCAAGATACTTGTCGCGGTCGCCGGAAGGCAGATTGAAGGCCGCATTGTCCGCGATGGCTGTCGGGGCGCTGGAATACAGGTGCAAACGTGTCTGGCCTTGTGTGCTTGTTCCGGCGTCGATCCGCATCGCAGCGTAAAGCAGCACAATTGTGCCGCCGCCCTGCGGGGCAATGTTGGCGAACTCAATGACGCTGGCCGGATCAGTGCCAAGGACATCGTTGGCCGCATAGGCGGTCGTGTCGTTCGGGCGCGTGTTGGAGACTTTGGAAATGTAACGAGGAGTGATCATCGGCGTGTTTTGACTATACCGCGCAATTGGCGCAAGAGTTTACTGCGCCTTGTCCGGTGCGTTGACGATCTCGCCCAAGAGCGCCTTGATCGGATCGGTCGCGTCGTGCTTGACCTCGGTCTTGTCGGGTTCGGCCAGACCCAAAAGTTTGACCAGTTCGCGCACGGCTCCGGTGGCGGCGGAATGGTCGTTCTCCCTGCGGGCCGATTGATAGGTGTCCTTCAAGCAATCAACGGCCTCGCGCACCTCGGCCTCTTTCATGGTCATGCGGACGTCGCGCACAATGGCATTGGCCGCGCCGATATAGGTATAAGCTGTCCGCGGGCAAACCTTCCACTCACTGCAAGTTTTTGCAACGAGTTCAGAGTAGCGCACGCCATCGATGATCCAGTCGGCCACGGCATCGATGCGCTTGTCTTTTTCGGTTTGAGAGGTCATGTCGTGAATCTTTTCTACTCTGTTGGTCAAACTAAAACATTGACCGCATCTTCGTTTGGTTTCCTTAAATATCCTTCCTTACTTGGTTCCGCTCCTGCCTGTGCGCTATTAAGTCGTGCGTAATCCTCCAATTTCGCCTTGTGGCACGCGATGAATGTCGTCTCGTCTTTCGGTGCGCCGTCGCTGAATCGCTCGTCGCCGGTCGGAATCACGCGGATGTGGTGCAAATTCATCGCAACGGTTCCATCACTGCTCCGGTGGTGCCGCACCAGTTCGCCATGCCAGTGACGTTGCTGCAAGGCCAAGGCCGTCGCTCTGGACAGCGCGTAACCGCACCCGCCATGAATCGATGGAAATTTGTGGGTGTCGTTGGATAACACGCCCTGCACGCAGCCAATGGCGTGATGCTCGTCGGGGTCGAGATCAATCAGTCGCAGTTCCAAGCGCCTTGGAACGACGTAGCCGTCGTCGTCCACGATGTAGAGCCAGTCGTAATGCGGCTGGAACGTGTCCAGCGCGTAGATCGTCTTGTCGATGGCGCTCAAGTAGGTGCCACTGCCCACATGCTCGTCGCTGACAAACCGGACGGTGCTGGGCGCTTGAACGTGGCGCGTCCAGTTTTCCAGCAGCGGGAGCCGGTTGCGGGTGCGCTCGCTGGTTTGGATGGCGTAGTCGATCTTTACCATTCGTATTCCCTCGGTATTTCCTCTTTGAACTTGTCCGTCGGTATTTCAATGACCGGCTCGTTGTCGGCGCTGGTGCGTCCGGTGGTGCCGGTGCGGTTGACGTAGCTGATCTCGTAGTGGTCGCCGTTGATCCTGTGGCTAAAGATGCCGTCCTCCCACTCGACGAGCAGGACGGTCGGCAGCACTTCGGCAAACTGCTTGGCGTGAATGAACTTTTGCAGCGACCACATAAAGGTCGGATACTTGTCCTTCGCGTTGTTGCGGTGCCTTGCCTCGACAAAGCAGACCGGCCTCCGGCCCCGCATGAACATGGAGTCCACGGGGTAAGCCTTGGAGCAAAACGCGGTGCCGAAACCGTGCTTGGCGGCGACGGCTTCGACGATCCGCGCTTCGGTGCGCCGGTCTGCTTGTGTCTCGTGCAGGATCAAAACGGAATGTCGTCTTCAGTCGCCGGTTCGTCCGTCACCCGCGGTGCCGCCGGTTTCGGCGCGTTGTAGTTGCTGCCTTTTTCCTTCGGTTGCCACGGCGGGCCGAATTTCAGCGAGAGGAATTCCTTCCCGCTTTTGCTCGTTTGCTCCCAGATGCTGATCTCGTAGTCGCGGCCTTCGATTTTGACGGGTCCAGACCACTTTGGAGCTTTTGGATTATCGCTTTGACGCGGGAACGCTGCTCCTCGGTTATTGTCGTCGTATTGCATGGTTGTGTTGGTGTTGGTGTTGTGTTGATGTCGAGCGTCCCGTTGGGGAGCGCCCAGATTTGTTCGGATCGCAGATGGACAAACGCGCCGTCGCGCTCCATGACCACCGTCCAAATGTCGTTGGCCAGATTGCTCTCGCGGCTGACGATGATCGCCCAGCCATAGCCAAGCGGTGTGTCCACGGGGAACGGGCGTTGCAGTTCCAGCATCATGGGAAAAAGTTCCGGCGGGCTTCGGATAGCGTAATACCGAAGCAGTGCCCCACACACAGATATGGCGCTTGCCATCTATACGTTGACGCCACGTTGCCGCCGGAAAGTTTCATCGTCTCTTGGTTTTGACTAAACCTTTGCGAAAGTAGTGCGGATTGCGCTCCATCCACGCGACAACTTCACCGGAGTTGGCGACGTCCGCGGCGCGAAAAGCGTTGTCCGAAACGAGATAGCAATGCTCTGCGAGAATGTTCATCACCGTAATCTCGTCATCGTGCAGGACGTTCTGGATGTAGGACTCCAGCGTGTTGGGCATGTTGCGATTTTATGTCGGTGGTCAAATGGAATCACGCCGCCACCACCCCTTCCAGTTCGCGGATTTTCTGACGTATCTGCGCCACCTCGGCTTTCGCCTCCGGCGTCCACTCCGTCTCCCACGGCGTCTCTTCCCTTTGCCGCCGGAACTTCGGATTGGCCTTCATTCGCTCCAGCTTCGCGTTTAAGGCGTCGATGCCCTGTTTGGCGTCCCAGACCCCCTTGGGTTTAGTCAAAGCCTTGGACGGGCGTTTACGCGCAATCTGGGCGGCTCTGGCTTTGAGGTTGGAACGCCAGTTGGCAATCGGGCGTCCGTTCCAGTCGGTCCACTCGCCGGTCGGAGCGATGGCGCGAGACTCGTTATCGTGCCAGACCTCTTCAGCAATCGCCTCCTCGACGCCCATCAAAAGCGCCGCGGCCTTGAACTCCTCCAAGGTGGGGGTCGTGACGCTCTCTGTAGAAAAACCATATGGTTTGCATATGGTATCCATATGCTTTTCATATGCGCCAAGCCCTACCCTACCATTATTAGTATTGTCTTTAGTAGGACGGCCACCCTTGCGACCGGCTTCCCAAAGGTGCAGTAGCTGGCGGTTGTGCTCGTCGAACCCATGAATAGCCCACGTTCCCTCCGGCTCCTCGTCGAGCCACGGCGAGTCCTTGTCGGTCATCGCGGCCCAGAGCGCGTCGGCATCGCCATCGTGGCGCATGATCGCGGCCAGCTTGCGCGGGTTGAGCGTCAGACCGCGCCACTGGCGCTTGTTCTGCGCGTCTCCCCAAAGCCGGAGCAGTCCCAAGACCGCGGTCGGCCCGCATGCTTCCAGCAGGCGCTCGGTCTTCCAGTGAGTGATAAAATTGGCGTCCAGCTTCACAACCTCTCCTTCATCGTGATTTCCAAATACGGATCTGCCACGCGGCACTTCTCCGCGACGAGTTGATCAACCAGCGCGTCGTCCGCAACCCAACCGGCAGGCACCAGCGCGTCGAGGACGCCCTTGCATAAGTTGTCAAGGTCGGGCCGCACCGCGTGGATGCGCTCGTTGGGTCGCGCCTTGGTCACGCGGAAGGCGAACTTGATCTTAATCAGCACCGGAAACTCGACCGGCTGACGCGGCTTGAATTGCCGAAGTTGCAAGACCAGCGCGTCCTGCGCGTCCTTGACCTTTTTCTTCGTGAAAAACATGGGACGACCGCCGCGGACCATCACGCCCTTCTGCTGGGCGGTGACCGTCGGCGGGTCGCCTTGAATAATTGCGGTGATCATTGTGTGGGTTTTTTGCGCCGCGGTGGGCGCGGTTTGGGTGTCGTAATCCGGCGCAATACGAAGCGGCTTGGCAGGCCGATCTGGACGAGCGCCGCTTGGAGGTCGCTGTCGGGAACCTCCGGCCCGTGCTTGAGCATGTCGTCGAGGACGTCGTCGCGGTCGGGAACCATCCGGAGGGACAGCGTCTCCCACCAGATGATCCGCGCCGCGGCGTGCCGCACCGGCAGCGCCAGCGTCAAAAGACGCTGACGCCACTGGGCGGGCGAGATGCCCTTGGCCCAATACGGGACGTAGGCTTTTTCGCTCATTAGAGGACGCTCTCCGCTTGTTTCTGCGCCCACGCCGGAAGCGCGAGCGTGGTGATGTCTTGCGTAAACGACGGCCAGTGGTCTTCCGCCATGCAGTTTTTCACCAGCGCCAGATCGCGCTGGTATTGCTTGCGCCCCCACTCAATGGCCTGCTGGTCGAGCGCGTAGACGGCAACCGCGTAGGGCGGCTGCTTTTCCACGCACACAAACAAGAACTCCGTCTTGTCGATCCCCAGCAGTTGGCAGAGGTCGAGGTAGTAGGCGGCTTGGACGTCGTAGCGGTAGTTGACCACGCTCTTGGCCATCATGTCCGCGTCGGCGCTTTGGCAACTCTTGATGTCCACGATGACGTTGCCGGAGTCGGGCAGCGCATCGATCCGCGCCTTGCGGAGAACTCCGTCTTCGCCATTCGCGAACAGCGAAACCTCGGTCTTCGCGTTGGCCAGCACCCGCTTGACCGCGGGGTGAGCGTTCACCGAATCACGCATGCCAAGGATCGTCTGATACTCGTCCTGCGTGATCACCGGCTTGGTCTGCGCGGCCTTCCACTCTTTGCCCTCCTTGGTCGTGAAGACCATGCCCTCCGGACGCACTACGTAGTCGAGCGTGTCCCACTCCAGTATTGCGCGGTGGATCATGCTGCCCAGCCGCATCGCGGGCGTCTGCTCGTCGGGGATCAACCCGTCGAGCTTGGCCTTGAAATGCGCCGGAGTTTTGGGCGGCGCAATCCAGTCGAGCATGGACTTCGATACACCCTCCGCGGCGCGATATTGCGCCTCCGGCAGCGACAGGATGCCGGTGTTCATATTCCGGCCTCCTTCGCTGCCAAATTAAGCGCATCGCTCTGCGTGCGGCGGTGTTCCAACTCGGCCATGAACTCGGCAACCATGTGGTCGCCGGTCATGCGGTCGGTGAGTGTGTTGAGCCACTCGACGGCCCAGACGAGGTCAGCGTTCATTTACGCCACACCTCCACTTGATCTTCGCCCACTGCGACCAGCGCGTAGTCCGCTTTGCCGCGGACCATGTCCAACACGACGTTTTGCAGCATGTCGGCTTCTTTCGGCAGGACATACGGGTTCGTCATGGCGCGATACTTGGCCTCCTTGGCCTCCTTCGGAGTGATGATGCGTTTCATCGTGATGCCACCTTTCCGAAGAGTTCGCCGGTTTCGATGTCTTCCAGCGCGGCGCGTTGGCTAACGTCGGCGCTGACCGCGGACTCAAAGAACTCGTCAGCGGTCTTGACCTCCGGCAGCACTACGCTGGACGCGACTTCGCGCCCGCGGGCCACCTTGACTTGGTAGTCGGCCACCTCTTCGCGGATGCCCAGACCGCGCAGCGCGTCGGGGAAGGCATCGCGGAGCGCCCAGCTACGCGCCCGCATCTGGAGCATGCGGTTCGGGTATTGCTGCCAAGGGCCGGACTTGCCCCACAAGCCGGCCTTCTTGGCGTCGGCCTCGGAGAAAGTACGGACGACCGGCGAGCGGTCGCGGCGCTTTACCACGCATGTCGCGGTGTTGCCCTCGACCCTCTCATCGATGTCGAGAAACGCCGGATGCGCCGTCGCAATGGCCAGTGCGGTGTCTCCGTAGACGACCGGCTTGCCGTTGACGATGGCGATGGACTGGAGCGCCTGCATGGGCGCGAGGCCCAGTTCCAAGCCATGCTGCACCGCGACCATGACGGCCTCCGGTGTGTTGAATCCCTTCGGCGCAAGGCCGGAGTTCACGATGGCGCGGCAGAACCTCGCCATTTCATCGAAGCTGCGTAGTTGCACTCCGTGTTGGTCGAGTTGGATCTCGACCGGCTGGGCCTTCTGGGTGACCAGTTGACCATTGTTTTCGCTCATTGTAGTTTGACCTTTCATTGTGTTCTGACCCGTCGGCGCGGCATGCTGCGTCGGCGGGTTTTCTTTTGTGGTTTGCATGCCTAAAATCGGATGGAGCGATTTTCGTATTGCCGGAGAATCCACCGGCTCCACTTGTGACTGGCTTCGGCTTTGTCCCAGCCGGTGATCCAACCCGCGGAGTAAGCGCCGACGACGGTGATGAGCCACAGGGCCAGCAGCAGGGCGACGATGAGGTAGTCCATTAGACGACCTCCTGCCGGTTGAGTTTGCGTAGCGCCGCGATGTGCGTGCGGACGGTTTCACGCCACGTTGTGTCGTGACGCCATTTCCAGAAGCGGCACAAGTTGTGCTTGAGCGCCACTCGGATGCTGACCAGTTCCATGCAGGTAAGTGCGGGAACGGTGTAGGTGGGTTCTTGGTTCATTGGTTTTGTTTCTGCGGTGGTTGATGCGCTGGCACATGGCCGACGCGAAAGTGACCCAGTTCGGGTTGATGTCTTGGCCCTCGTCCGCGAGCCACTGGTGAATGGCGCGGAAGCCCCAGCCCTTCGACCGCAACACTTCGACGGCATCGACAAGTTCGTGGCTGTAGTTGCGCTGGTCGCCGCGGGGAGCGGCGTGGGCTTTATCGATGAGTGTCATCGCTGGCCTCCCTTCGACTGTCTGACAGTTGCGGGCGCGAAAAAGTCCTCAAGGGCTTTGACGACCTGTGGTGAGAACCGGCGGCGCTCGGACTTGGCCTCCGCGGCCAGCCGGACGACAAGGCTGCGAGGGAACGATATGGTTTTTCGGATGGTGGGTTCGGTGGTGGTGGGCATGGGCTAAAATGTAAGCGGGGGTGGAACCCGCGTTGGTGGTTACATGGAATCGGCGTAGACTTGAGCCACTTCCCTTACATGTTTGGTTGGTTTGTTGTGGACGATGCCATTGGCATGCAGCGTCACCCATTCGTGAGCAATGCGTTCCTGCAATCTGTCGTCGTGGTATCCGTGCTGGCGATACGCGCTGCAAGCGATAGCGGCCAGCACCGCCTTGGGCATATCGTGAAACACTCGACCAAGAGCAAGTTGGTCGTCGTTGGTAATATTTTTGAGATTCATCACGCGGCCCTCCGGTTGAGGATTGGGATCTCGGAGTTCGCGCTGATGGCCACGCGGCGTGCGCTCGGCTTGAGCGTAACCGTCTGGCCCATGAGCGTGGTAAACGAGCGTGCCTCGCGTGGCAGCGCAACGTAGGCGGCGGTCGGCGTGACGCGCTCGACGCGCACCGTTTGATTGTCATACTTGACGAGGTCGCCCTCGCGCAAGCGTGTGAATGTCCCGTTAAAATTCCAACGGGGTTTGCTGGGTGTTTGTGTGTTCATTGTGTGTGGATTAGTTGAGGATTTATTCATCAACTGTCAGACAGTCTATAGACCAACTGTCCGACAGTCAATAGGAAAATAAAAATATTTTTCGGGCGTCCGAAATTATTTTTTCCGGCTGTGCTTGTAGGTCGTGTTCTCGCGCAGGAACTGCCGCGCTTCGGGATAGCGTGTGGCGAGGATTTCCAACGTCGCCCGCGTGAAGTCACCGGCATACTTGTCGTCGGCCAACGCTTGGATGCGGTCTGTCAGATCCTGTGGCAAGGAGAGCGTCTTGCGGATTCGATCCGCTGCCCTCCCGTCCTTGGTCGTTTTCTTTTTCATACTGGCTACTGTCATCGTCTGTCTGACGGTTGTCAACAATGGGGAGAACACCCCACAGAAGTTGAGCCGGTGTAACGCCCTCGCGCTCCGCGAGTTGCCGAATGAGAGTGATGAGTTGTTGTTCCATATCGGTGGGGAGAATAGAGAATGGCATGAGACATTCGTAGTCCCCCCCCCCCCCGCAACCAGAAATTATTTTGACCGGCGGGCTTTGACCTTGCGCTTGACGCGCTGCTGGTAGGCGGGGTTCTCGGCGTAGTAGCGGGCCTTGCGCTTGGATTCTGCCTTACGGAACTTCGGGTCGCTGGCATACCGCTCGGCGTAGCGTTGGCGCATGGCGGCAAGCTGCTGGTCGGGATCGGCGTAAGGCATGCGGTTTAGTCAAACGCGGATCTAAAGCGTATGCAATATCTAAAACGTGTGCTAACTGGGTGTGCTAAATCGGGCGCTTCCGGAAGGTTTTACAGAGTAAAAGCGGGTGAAGGGAATCGAACCCTCGTTTTGTGTAAGTGCTTCTGTAACAGAGTAAAACGACCCTTTTCCTTTATGCATTTTAGGGGTTTTAATGTATAGCTGGCTGTGGTAGGTTTGGCTCATGGCATCCGTAATCATGATCCCGTCTTCACCATATTGGATCGGTCGCATGCGCGTGTGGGTTGCTTCGCCGGAATACGCCCGTGGCGGCTTTTGGCGACTCACTATGCGTAGCACCAAGCTACCGCACAAAACAACGCCTAAACGGGCAGCTAAAGCGTTTGCCGACGAAATGGAGCGGACAGCGCGTGAGCTACGCTCTGTGGTGCCAGACGAGCATTGGTATGCTTCCCGCGTGGATGCGCTGGTCAGACTGGCCAATGTTGCCAGTCCCAAAAAGACGGTCACATGGAACAAGGCCGCGGAGGGCTGGCTTGCCGCCAAGGCGTCCAAGCCGCGGTCGCTGGAGAAGTATCGCAATGACGTCGCCCATTTCACGCGCTGGCTGGGCGTCCGCGCCGGTCACGATTTGCGCGGCATCACCGCCGACGACATCGCGGAGTTCCGGCAATCGCTGGCCGACAGCGGGCTGGCCGAATCCACCGTCGTCTACATCATCAAGGCCGTCCGCTCGGTGCTAAAGCGGGCCGTCCTGCTGCGGCAAATCGACGTCAATCCAGCGGAGCTTGTGTCACTGCACCGCACCGGAGGCACCAGCCGGAAGGCTTTTACCAAGGACGAGATCACCGCCATCCTCGCCGCCGCGGAGCCGGAGTGGCGCACAGCCTGTTTGTTTGGGTTGCTCTACGGCATGCGGATCGGGGACGCCACTCGCCGGAGCCACGAGGAGATCAAGGACGGCGTCCTGCACTTTGTGCCGGAGAAAAAGAGCCGCAAGGGCGTCGTCGTCTCGGTGCCGCTGATGGGCGAACTGGTCGGCCTCCGCGGTTCCGGCAAGATCACGCCAACCCTCGCGGCCATGTCAGCCAGCGTGGCGTCCCGCAATTTTATCCGCCTGCTGGACAAGGCGGGCGTCGAACGCGCCATCAGCAAAAAGACCGGCAAGGGTCGGCAGCAGTCCGACAAGTCCTTCCACTCATGGCGTCACACGACTAACTCCCTGCTCGTCGATGCCGGTGTCGATCAGCGCGTCCGGCAGCTAATCTGCGACCATGATTCGACGAAGGTCAGCAACAACTACACCCACGCCTCCATCGAAACGATGGCCAAGGCGCTCACCCCTCTTGCTTCGATAGCCAGTAGCCAAACGCCAGCAGCCCCAGATACATCAGCACCGTAAGCACAATGCCGGTGATCATCATCCCCTCCAAGTGGCGTTGTGCCCGCGGGTGTCCAAGTGGACAAACGAGCGATACAATCCTAATCCTCCCTTAAACATCCCCTCACGCCGGAGGTCGAGCAGCACAAGGTAAAGCGAGGCCGGTTGCGCTGTCACCAAGTCGGTCGCGTTGAATACGCAATGACTGGAATTTCTGACCCCGCCGATGCGCCGGTTGTACGCTTCGGACCGGAAAATTGACGTCAGACGAATCGGCGCTTTCAGCCGCGTGCGTGCCTCGTCCAGCACCTTGGCGGTGCGCTCCATGTTCGGCCACAGCTTCGCCGGAGGGTCGGTGTTTAGTTGCAGCCGCTCGTCGCTTGCCCCGCGGTAGTAAAACTCCTTGGCGGTGAAGTTTTTCACGCCCCACTTGTCGAGTAACTTTTGAAATCCTTGTTCGCTGCTCATTAGAAATCGGCCTTGCCCTTCAGCCACAATCGCTGCTTGCCCAGATCCAGATCGGCCCGCACCGACGCAAGGAGGCGAAGCAGGAAGGGACGTCGGTCCTCCGGCAGCGCCGGTTGAGTGAATATCGCATGGAGCGTGTGCCGCGCTATTTGACGACCGGAATGGCGCGACGGACTTCCGTATAAGTCACCGGACCAAACCAGCCGTCCTGCGGGACGTTGACCACTGCTTGGATCTTTTTGACGTCCGTGGTTAGCGTGTTGTTGGTGTAGAAGTTCGCCGCCGAAACAAGCGCGGCGATGATAAAACCCACGACGGCCTCCTCGTTAATCTGACCGGCCAGCGCGGTGTCGAAGGTTGCCACGCGGGCGATGACCGCGGCGACGGCAGCGGCAATTACCGGCGTGGCAATGCTGCCAATGCGCGAGACGAGGAACTTGGTAAACAGGCGCTTGATCATAGCCGGATGCGCTGCACCGCGCTCTCGACAGTGAACCGGATGAGCGATTCGGTCGCACTGATGCCGTAGGCGGTCGCTTCGGTTTTGAGGCGGGCAATCGCGGTGTCGCGCTTGTCCGCGGACGACTTGGTTGTGGCCGCGAGTTCGCGCACGATGTCCAGAGCCAGCGGGAGCAACGCGCTGGTGCCGGTGACGAAGAGGTTGCGGAGGATCGGGCCGTAGAAGCTCCACACTGACGCGCCGATGCCCATGAGTTTGGCAAGGAAGGTTTTCACGCTTTGACTAAACCGCCCGCCGGAACGGTGGTCAAGGGTTCACCAAAGTTGCAGTCCGCGCTCCTCAAGTATCGTAAACAGATGCTTTCTTGCTTCTTCGTAAGCGGCGTCTTGTTCCGGCGTGAGTTCTTCGTGTTTGAGTTTGGAGCGAAGCCAGCCGTCCAAGTCTTCGACGACCATACGCCAATCCGCCCCCTTGGCCGCGTGGTAAAATTCTTCCTGCTCTTCGGGCAGTTGAAACGTCAGCGTCGCCGTCACTTGTAAAGCGTTGCTTTACGACTGCTGCAAATCCCCCACAGCCTCCCCACTCGCCTCCGCAAAGCTCGCCTGCGGCTGGCCGAAAGACTCCGCTGGTGCGGGTGTCGGGGATGCGGTCATTGCTGCGGTCCTCCTTGTGTTTGCGGCAGGGCGGCTTCGTATTCGGCCTGCGTGATTTCGGCGGCGGCGTTACTGCCAAGCAAAGACTCCACGGCGCTCTTGAACGGCTCCATGTCGCAATGCACGGCGCGGATGGCGATAAGGACATTGTTGCCTTGGTCTTTCGGCGCAGTCGCCAACGGCTCGATGCTGGTTTCTGTTTCGGAAAATCCCCATGCAGCATCTACGGCAAACCGCGCCTGCTCGTAGGCATCTGCTTCTACTGTGAAATATCGGTTCATTAGGTGCGCCATTTACTCATTAAGTATGCTTCGACTAGCGCCCTGTTGGCGTCGCTGATGCTCTCGCTATAAATGATTAACTCGTAGAAAAAGCCCGACCACACAAAATTAGAATAATCGGCGAGCGACAGCCCGCTCCATGCGTTAAGCGTCAGATTGCGGATACAGGTCGTGACAACGCCGTTGCTGAATGTATGAAAACGAACAAATTGAGCACTTGGAATCCAGTCATAATCAGATGTAGCAACGCCATTGATGAAATATCGAAAATTAGTGCCAGCACTTTGGCTTCCATTGCCAGCCGCCGTGTGAATATAGCCGAAATAATTGTTTGAATCGTCTTCTTTGAACGGAATTTTGTTTGAAACGCTGGAGCTGATTACATGAAAAATGGTGCAAGCGGATGGCAGTGTGGCGACAAAGGCCAAGCCGTCATTGGTTCCGTCAAATTCAATGCCGCTGCGCCCGACTCGATGACCCGTTCTTAGCAATGGGCGATTGTTGGCCGTGGCCTGCACCAAGTGTCTGCCGTTTCCGCTTTTGTCTTCCCATCGCCCGACAGCCCCGCCGTTGGTGGTAGCAGACCCGCCGCTATTGGAGTCAAAAATAGTTGCGCCATCATTAGCGTCAAAGTGGGCAAAAAGATTTGTTGTGTAAGGTAACGATGCGGTGCTGACGGGCCACACGCCGCCATTGCGCCGCAAAGCAACGGCTTGCAGCGAGTGCATCCCGCTGGATTGCCCGAGCGTTGCCGCTTGATATTTGCCAAGTATGTTAGCGTTTTCGATCATGCGTTAGCTGACTTCCTCGTAGCTGACCACCACTTCAAGGTCGCTGGCGACTGCCGCCGTTGCGCCGAGCGACGAATCCTCGCGCAGATAGAGCGGGGCGTCTTTGCTCACCACGACAACCGTGGCATCAGCGGGGACGCTGACGGTGGAGGCGATTCTGAAGGCCGTGCCGCCGATGTCGTCTTGCGTGTAGTAGGATACGGTCACATCGCAGGCGTTGGTGCCGTCCACATTGGCGACATAGACCGAGTTGACCTTCATCAGCTTGCCCGATGAGGCGGCGTTGTTGAGGATTGCCGTGGCGTTGGTCGTGGAGAGCGCCGTGCCAGTGGTGTAGCCCGTGATGTTCTTCGTTGCATCGTTGATGTTTGGAGTTGCCATAGTTTTATTCCTTTCAAATTAGTTGAGGACGAAGCCGACCGCGATGGACTGCATGATGGAGGAGCCGCTTCCGCCCGTAGCCGACAACTCCCCCGCCGACAGCGAAAGGCCCGATCCGATTTGGATCTCCTCGACGGCTCCTGTGCTGGCGGTCGTTCTTCCCAAAATTCTTGCGGTGGCTTGGGTTAGGCCGCTGGATGTTATGGCCCCTTGGAGGGCGATCTTGCCGCTCGCATTGGGGATTTCTAAACTTACTGTCGTTTCTGTCGTGACGCCCGAAACATCCAGCGACACTTTTTTAGTTTCGTCGGTTGTGTCTGTTGCAGTAAATCCAACCGATTCGCTGAATCTAATCTGTCCGTCTACATCTAAAGCGTATTCGGGGGCAGGCGTGGCAACGCCCATGCGCCCTTCGCCGTTGTTGTTGACGAAAACAAAGACATCGGCGGCGGCGGTGTTTGTGCCGTTTCCGAAAGAATAAACTCCAAGCGAGTCTTGGCTGCCGACGCCAGTATAGAGCAGCCACTTTCCGTATTGCGTGTTGTCCAGCAAGATTCCCGCTTCGCCGTCTGAGCCAGCGGCCTCGACTCCAATTTGGTCGGTGGAGTTTATGCCTGCGAACGTTGGCGTGTCGGTGGTGCCGAGGTCTTGGTTGATGTTGGCAAACGGATCGCTGCCGCCTGTTACCCCGCCTGAAAGCTGGAGCAAGTCGCCATCGTCGGGAACTTGTCCGCCATCGCCGCTGTCGAGTGTGGCTTGGTTTGAAGGGTTGGCTGCGTTCCAAGCGGCCAGCACGGTATCGACATCATCAACCCCATCGAACGTAAGCGTGATGCTGTTGCCCGCCGTGCCTGCGGTGTTGGCCGTGATGGTTACCTCTTCGGAAAAAGTTTCGTTGTCTCCGATGCCCGTGTAGCTGGCCGCTGTGCCTGCGGCGTGACTTGCTGCGTGGGCGTTGGGGTCGCGGTTGGCCGACAACCGCGCATCATTACCCTCGCAAAACGTCCCTGCCGCCGTGCCGAAGCTGCCCGCCTCGACTACGCCGCCACTGCCTGTTTTTAAGGGGAGGTTGGCGGTGGTGCCGATCTTTCCGTCGTTGGTTAGGTTGCCGTGGGAGTGGGAGGCTGGGGCGGTTGTGGTCAGCGCGATGGTGCCGGAGGCGTCGGGCACGGTCAGCGTGCGGGTGGTGCCGGTGGTCACACCAGAAACATCAAACGCCAGTTCTTTACTGACGTCCGCATTGTTAAGGATGCGAAAATTGGCATCCCGATACAAATCACTGAACGTCCCAGCATATTTCCAATCGTCCAGATTGCCGTTGTTCAGTTCGCGCACCCAGATTCCCGCCGGTTTGCGCGAGACGAAGTATAGCCCCTCGCCCTTGCGGACAAGGAACGCACTGTTCACCGCGGGCGAACCAACCGTCACCGGAAGGTTGCTGTGGTATTCGACTTCGCCGTCGATATAGCTGCCGCCGCCGGAGCCAGTCTGATCAAGCGCGTCGGTAAACGGGTTGTATTTCCAAGGCATGTTACGGGTAGGTCAACGTCTGGGTGAGCGGGTTGCCGTCGCCGTCGTAGGTGAAGGTTTCGGTCAGCACGATGGTTCCGCTTGCGCCCCCTTGCTTGTAGACAACTTGCGTTGCGTTGCCGCTTGTCCAAGTGAAGGCGCGGTAGTCGTAAGCGGGCTTGTTTTCCGCGAGCAGCGCAGGCTTGCCATCCGGCCCCTGCGCGACAAGGACGACGTTGCTGGCAACTTTGTTCCAGTCTTGAATTTTAACCATACTCATTTACCTCCCCGTAGTGTCGCGTGGACGTCGCGGATCGACTGGTCGATCTGGTGCAGCGAGTCGTTGAGTTTCTCCGCGTGCGCGTGCCGCTGGTCGCGCTCCTGCTTGAGTTCGACGAGGAAACTGTCGCGGGCCTTGTCCAGATGCGCGATAAATGCCGGTGCCACTTTGACCAACAACATGATGGCGCTGAAGGCGACCAGTCCAAAGCTGCCCAGTTCCGCCACAGTGCGAAGCCAGCCAAAGGACTCCATGACCGGCGTGGCGGTAGCAAACACGCCAAAGGTTCCGGCGGTCAGCATGGCGGCGCTGGTTTTGAGTTCCAAAATCATGGCTATTCCCAAGGAAGCGGGCTAACAGGCTGCGGCTCGACCGCATTGGTCTTTTGCTCGACGAGCGCCTCGTAAACGGCGACCTGTTGCTCGCCCAACGCCATCTTCACATAGCCCACCACTTGCTCTTCGGTGATCTCCGCAAGCGGGACAAAGTTGCTTGCGTCGGCGGGCAGCAGCTTTTGGTCACTGGCCACCGTGCTGGTTCCGTCCGTCACACCGAACGAGGCAATGACGATGGTGCCCTCAAGCGGCTCGTCGAGTGTTTTGATTCCGGTGATCGACCAAGTCATTGTGCCTCCTTGCCAGCGTCAATGCGCGCGTTGAATTGCTTTTGGATCTGCTCATTGATTGCGGCAATGACCGGCGCGACGGCTCCGTAAGGACCGTTGAGCAGGGCCGCGTTGATGACTTTGAGGTGATCTTCGGTGAAAATGAAGTTGAACGTGTTCATAGGTTGTTAGCTGACGACTGCGAGCTTGCGGGTGTTGCCTGCGGTATCTTTGATCGTGATATGACCGGCGGCGGTTCCATCGGCAATGATGTCAATCAAGGCATCAATGGCCGTTCTAGCCTCTGCATCTATGGTTCCTCCTCCGGTTGGCTTTGTGACTGCGCCTCTGGCAGCGTGAGTGCCGAAGCGAAGGACGCCGGTGCCTTGGCAGGACAATCGCAGATCGACGTTGGTGTCGGTTCCAGAGGAGCTAATTGTCACCGGCTGGTTGGTTGCGGCTCCAGCCAACGTCCACCAGTTGGCCAGCGTGGTCGGGCTACTATTGAAAATAAATCCGCTGGTTCCGCCCGCCCCGAAAAACTGCACACCGCTCGGACCAAAACGAATTTCTGTCCGCTGCGCCGAAGTGATGCCAGTAAGACACACGATCCTCGACACCATGTCCTGCGACGGATTGTGCCATTCGATGCCGTGACCGGTTCCCATTGCGATGGCGCGGCCCGTTCCGGTGTAGCCATCCGTGCCTTCAATGCTGCGACTATTGAACACGATACCAGCGCGGAAGCGCATGGGATTGGGCAGCACTTGGATGGCGGCACCAATGTTAACTTGGGGAACCTTTGCCGCTGGCGCTGGTTGCGTTTGCAACTCTCCCGCCAACCCATTGCCAGCGCCAAGTTGAATGCAAGCAGTCTGCGATTGCTGGAAAGCGTTTGGAAGAATTTCGCCCGAAGAGCAGGAGACAACGTCAATCTCAATACCGCGAGCGCCGCCCACCGTCGAGTTTATGCGGAAAGCCTCAAAGTATCCTCCCCAGCAGCTTGTCGCCAACGTGGCGTGGTTGTTGACCGCAAACGCCGTCACGCCAATGCATGACGTTCCGGCGGCATTGAAGTGCCGACTTTGCGAGGCGAATGTCCCGCCAAACGCGCTCGCTTGGTGCTCGTTGTTGAGGCTTCGGATCTGGCCAAAGGCGGTGCCTGTGTAAAGATCGGCTGCGCGGCTTGACCACAGCGTCAGTCCAGTGGCCGATGCCGTCGCGCCCTTGTCCAGCGTAATTTGGGTGGCGCTGTCTACGGTGGATATCTTGGTGTCGGGCGGAATTGCTTCGCTGAAAATGTATGCGCCAGCTTCCGGCACGATGCCGCCTGCGGTGAAGGTAACAACGGGATTGCTGGCGGTTCCCGCGACAGACACGGCTCCGGTCGCCGCCGTCGTATATGTAAACGTATTGGCGTCGGTCACCGTAATGGTGTGCGTGCCGTTAAGGCCGGACGGCGTGGCCCCACTGACGATGATCTTTTGACCGTTCGCGTAACCGTGCGCCGTCAGCGTGGCGGTCGCAGTGCCTGTGGCAATGCTGATCGACGCAATGGTTTTCGGACCCATCGTCACGCCAGAAGCCGACGCACCGACAATGCGGATTAGGTTTTTGTCTTGCTGAAACTCGCCAAACCAGTCTGGCGTTTGCGAGAGAAAGCGGTTTGCAATGGGGTCAAACTCCAGCGAACCACTGTGGGCGACCGCCCCGCCAACCAGCAGCTTGTCAGCCAGCCGGTGGACCCGTGCGCCGTTTTGAGAATATTCTTGGTTGGGGCTACTCGCAGGGATGTCGAGTTCTGCCGTTGTTGCAAAAAGTCCAGCCGCCACTTCGGTCGCTGTGGCCCGCTTGGTAATGCCGGACTGCTGAATAATTAGCTCGTCGGCGGCGTTGACAGTCGTGGCGTCGGTGAGCGCGTTAAGGGAATCGGGGAAGCTAACCGAAGGCACAGTTTCCCACGTGGGCGCACCGCCGTTGACGGTCGTTAAAACGTGGGGCGTGGTGCTGACCGGCGGGTTGACGGGGTTAATCTGGGTCGCTTCGGAAAAGCGGATGCTGCTGCCAATCTGGCGGGCGTTTTGCTGGGTGATCTGGGTCAGTTTGTCAAGCGCCCGCTCATGGCTGGCCGCGGGGAAATCGCCGCCTTCGGCGTAGGTGGTCGTCTGGGTGATCGGGACGTCGCGGTAGATGGTGAGCGTGCTGGTCGCGGGGATGGCGACCGCGGTGCGGACGGTGCCGCCGTTGACGTCTCCGGCTCCGGTGTGGTTGGTCAGCGTGACGACGCTTTCGACTCCGGCGCTGGTCTTGGCGATGGCTTTGAGGTGGCTGTTCTCCAAGAACACAAACGGCACGGCATAACTCGTCGAGGTCGAGTTATTGCCTGCGTAGGAAATGCGTGATGTATCGGACTGGACGGCCATAGTAGTGATTTGACTAAACCTTCGTGGTCATGTTGGCGCAAGAGTTTACTCGTCTTCTCCGAAGATGTTGTCGGCCATTTCGTAGACTTCCTTGCCAAGGTTGGATAGCGCGGCGGCACCGGCTGCGGTCGGGTAGGCGTAGCCGAATCCGCGCAGGATGTTGTTGATGTCCTTGACCAAACGCCGCCCGTCAACCTCACCCTCCAGCAAATTGCTGAAATGCTCCGGCACGCGGGACAAGCTGAACGCTGGGTCGGCCACGCTATAGAGCGAACCCTCTGGGCGATACTCGCGGAAGGCGCGGAAGATGGCTTCCTCTGCCATTTCGCCCAAGACCGGCACGCCGTAGAGCGGTTCGGTCATCACCATCATTGCAAGACGCTTTGGACTCCATGTGTCGTCCCAGTCAAAGATTTCATCATCCTCGTCGTCCCGAAGGTCGCGCAGCATTGTCCGCACAATAGCAGCAAAGAGGCCGTTGATGATAAAGACGTAGAGCGTGGCGCGGCCTTTTTCCGTCAGCGGTCGCTTGGCCCGCTGCAAGTAGGCAAGGAGCGCCACATTTTTGCGCGGCTCGGAAGCAAACGCCCACGCGACGGTCTGGAGCGGGCTGGTTTGGCTTAACTCAAAAGAGGATCTGGCACCGGCTCTGGTTGGCTGGGCAATCTCGTCGGTTGTTCGTTCAGCCTCTTCGCGGGCGGCGGCTTCGGCCTGCGCGCCGGTCATGCCCGCTTTTTTCATCTGCTCCAGTTGGTAGTCGTAGACCATCGCGTAGGTTCCCGCGGTGGACAGACCGTCGTTGCCGCTCAATAGCCAGCCCACCCTGCGGGCGGCTTCGCGGATCTGGCTGGGCTTGTTGGCCCGCAATCCGGCCATTGCCACTTGAACTTGCGGCGGCATCTGTGCGATGCGGCGCTGGATGTAGGGCGAGTTCAGCGCCTCTCCCCAGCCCATCTGTCCGGTCATCAGCTTTGAAAACCGGCGCAGATAGGCGTGCAAAGGCATTTTTGCCGCGGCAGCGCCAAGCTGGGTGAACTGGATAAGAACGGTGCCAATGCGACCAAACAGCGACATCGTGATGGCGCGGCCCAAGATTCCGCGCAGCGCCTTGGTTAGCTCCAAGTTAGCGTCTGCGGCGCGGTTGCCGCCCTGCTGGAAGTAAGTCAGATAGTGCTGGAGCGAGGTCAGACCGGCCTGCCCCACCTTGGCTTCGATGGCGTTGCGGACGTTGCGGTGGCCCAGCACCGACAGCGCCTCGTTGTTAAACTCGGCATACGCTTTCCAGTGCGCCATTTGCAAACGGTGCGCGAACCATTTGTCGATGGCGTTGCGAAAGACCGGCTCGGCCACGGCGGCACCGCGGGAGCGAAGCGAAGGCGGCGTGCGGTTCGGAACCGCAATGGTAAATCCGGTCAATGCGTCAACAGTTTGGTTCTGCGTCGTCTGGACGGGATTAACCGACAGCGGCGAATAAAACTGCTCTTGGGGAAGATTGATGTCGTTGAGTCTGACAAACACTTCGTTCAGCGATCCCCACTCTTGCGCGTAGTCGTTAAGAAGAAACGTGCGAACGGCCTTGGCCTCATTGGTAAGCAAGGCTTCAGCCTTGCTGACAAAAGTCTGGTCGTAGCTCCAATCGTCAATCGGATCACCATAATCGTTTAGCTTGCCGATCATGTGCGCTCGTCCTTTGGGCTGCATCCACATCATGGTGATGTCGAGAAGGTCAGCTTGGCTAAACTCAAACTCCACCTCTTTGCCAAAAGGATTGGTGTGCTTGATCTTGTGCTTCGGCTCCGACATGGCAAACGCCAAGTCTTGCCCCGCGTAGGTCGCCTTCATGCTGTAGGGCTTTTTGTGCTTGGTAAGCGTGGCGAGAAACCGTGACCACTGGTCGTAGACCGCGTTGAACTCGTCGTCCTTGGCATTGTCGGACTTGCGCTGCCAGTTGACCCACTTTTTGGTAAACGCGCTGTCGCGCCCAAAAACCAGCGACATGAGTTGGTCAAACCCCAGCAAGTTGGTGACAATTCCCTTGGTCTTTGACTTGAGTTGCTCGGCCTCGTTTTTGTTTTGCTGGCGAACCGGCGCGGTGTCGTCCGGCGCACCAGAGGCGTCCTTGGCATCAATGCGTTCTTGGTCGCGTAGATTCTTGCGGAGCAGCGCCTTGGCCTGCTGCTTTTTGTAGGCAATGCGGTAAATGTCGTAGCCCATCTGGACGGCCTGCGCCATGCGCGAAGCGTCCGCGGTCTTCCACTCGCCAAACAGCGGCAGCGAGTCGGAGAGCAAAATGCTGGCCGCTTCCTGCTCCGGCTCCAATTCACCGGACGCGATCTGCTGCTCCAAGCTGGCGATCTCGCCGTCGATCTCGACCGACGACATCTCGACCGCCATTTCCAAACGCTCAAACAGCGTGTGAACTCCTGCGCCCAGCTTGCCCTTGGGAACCTTGCCCGCGTCGTCACGCTTCGGCTTCGCCCGCTTGAATAGCTCTTTGAGCGCCGTGGTGTAGCGGTCTTTGAGATAGCGTTCCAGTTCCTTGTCGATCATCTCCAGACGCTTGATGAAGAAGTTGGAAAGCGCCCTGTCTCCGGTGCCGATGTTGGTCAGCACTGTATAGCCGCCCACTTTGGCGGCGACTTGCGGCGGCAGCACCGAAAGCAGTCCATCGAGTTCGCCCAGCGCCTGCAAAAACTTGGTGCGGCGCATCTCGGCTCCGGTCGCCTTGGTCTTGGCGGCATCCGGTTGCGGGCCGATGGGGTTTCCTTCTTCGTCGAGGACGGTGCGCTCGGCTACCCCACCCTGCTGCATGGCCTGCAATTCGGCCATGTTCTCGGCCATGATCTGCGCGAAACGCTCGCGGATCTTTTCGGTGTAGCCCAGCGAGTCCAGAGGGTCGCGGTCGAGCCTGTTCAACGCCGCGCCGACGCGGTCGATTTCGGACTGGGTGGAGATGGAGTAGTTGCTTACTGCGCCAACTTGCGAACCCGCTCCGTCGCCAGCTTGACCGCTTCCTCGCCCACCTTGTCCAGCAACGCCAAGATCGAATCCAAGTTTTCCTCGGATGGCTTGGGCTGCGTAGCCGCTGATGGTGTCGTCGGTGCTTGCATATCGGTATCCTGCCTTTTTGGCATGGTTCAACATAAAGAACCAACGCACTGCTTGCAAGGCAGAAGGCGGCAAATTCAATCCGGTCATGTTTTGGAAGACTTCGTTGAAGGCTTGGGAGAACTCTTGGAAAATGCGGTTTTCCTCAACTGAAACCGGAAGTCCGTCGGCGGTTTCAAACATCGACGGGAAATGCGAACGGATAAAACGCCCTTCCCAAATATCGGTGGTGGTAAAGCGGTCGTCTCCGCTGGTGTTGAGCGTGTAGGCTCCGACCTTCGGGCCGAAAATAAACATCCGCGGTATTAAATCGGATTGGCCGGTCGCGGCCTTGACCACTTCTTTGACTTTGCCGACTTCGATGCCCGTCGCCCACCCGCGCTGGTTGCGGTAGGCGTTGATTTCCTTGACGGTGACCGCCTCGTAAAGGTGATCCAGCACAGCTTGCCACGATCCCAATTCTTGGAAAATGTCCTCCAAAACGTGGGCGGCATAGGTTTTGCCAGCACCCGTCGTGCCGGAGAACATAAACGGCCCCGTCTTGACCTTGCGGTTGCCTTTGGCCGACCACTCCCACTCCATCGACTTGATGCTTCCTTCGCGCATCCACAAGTCGAACAACTGCACCGCGTCGGCCATGTTGCTGCGGAGTTTGGTATTCGGAGAGGTAATTCCGGTAAACAGTCGGAACGCAATAAACTGGTCGTCGGTCATGTTTGGGTAGACCGCTTGGAGCAGCGTCTTGGTCAAGTCCCAGTCCTTGTGGTAGTAATCCAAATATTGCGGGTTGTCTTTGAGCCACTCCAATAGCTCCGGCATGGTATACTCTGCGGCTTTGGTGAGGTTGGCCTTGGTCGGCTTGAGATTGAGTCCGGCCTTTTTGAGCATCTTGGGCCAAAACTGCGTGAAGAAGACGTCTTCAGCTTCTTGGTCGGCGGCGACGACAGCGTCGGCCTTACGCTGAATTTCTTTGGCCATCTCGGCGTTTTGAGCCGCAAGCTGCGCGGCAGAACCGATGGAGTAATTAATATCCCCCGTCGTTGCATCAAAACGCTGCGAGAGCGGGATGACGTTGCCTTGGGAGTCGTAGGTGACTGGGTCGGCCAGTTTGACATGGTTGGCACTTGTAGCGACGTAGACTTCGTGACCGGCGCGGCCCCACGCTTCGCTTTCTACAATGCCGGTTTTGCCGGTGATTTCGTAAATGGCATCGTAAGTAATTTCGGGATCAGCGCCTCCGTTGACAAAACCGGCAATGGTATCGACGTCGGATTCGGATGATTCAGTAAGTATGCGAGCCGTCTCTTCAATCGCGCTGGTCAGACCATCAACGGAGATATCGGCGTAGTTCCACAGCGGGCTATTGTAATCGTCGCTCTGTTCACTGCGTTGGTGAACAATCCGCAAAATGCGCCGCCATGTTGCCTCGGAGATAGTTTGCTTTTTTCCGTCGATAGGTTTGCCGGAACGAAGATAAACGCGGAGCAAGCGGCCTCCATGCCTTTCGGCGTATCCAGCGGCAAGATCCCTGTCGTTGCTAAAATAAAATCCTTTGCCCTCCGTGTTGCCCTGTGCGCCGATGAATCTCCAATCGAATACGTCAAAGCCGTCAGCGCCTCCATGCCAGACCGGCCCAATGTCAAAGCCTGCTCTACGCGCCGCCTCATCCACCATCCGCTGCGCCGTCTCCATGTCGCCGCGCTCGACTGCTGCGAGGTAGTCGGCGTCTTGCTGTGACGTTACGCCAATCGAATAATTCGCCACCTCCGGCGCAACCTCCTGCGCGGTCTTTTCGCGGGAGCGGTCTACGACGGTCTGGTCGGCCAGTCCGACGGACTCGGCAAGGAATTGCTCGTAGTCCTGCCCCAGCGTGCCGTCGGCAAATCCCCTGCGGAGCGCAAGACCGCGGGCCATGACCTCCTTGAGAACTTGGACGAGGCGCTTGAGGTAATCGACAAAGCTGGCCGGTAGCTGGGACTCGGCGTTCTGGTCGATACGCTGGCTGACGTAGGCTTCGGCCACAATGGCGAGCGATTCGATGATGTCGTCAAAGTTGTCCTTGGCGTAGGTTTCTCCGGTGATGGCCTCGGTGGCAGTGAGCCAGTCGCGCAGTTGCTGCTCGTTGACGCTGCCTTGGGCGACGGCCCGCCGGACGAAAACGTGGTTGATCTCCTCCAAGGCGTCCTTCGGGCGCGAGGATTCGTTGAGCGCGATGACGCCGCGGAAGACGCCCTCGGCCACGGTTTCGATGCTGGCGGTGCCAAGGATCGTAAGCGTGCTGTAGTCTTGCCCCGCGGTGCGCGGGTCTTGGGCGATGCGGCGGTGCAGGGTTTCGATGCCTGCGGTGTCGCCCAGTCCTTGCAGGCGCTCCAGTTCCTGCTGGGCGGTGCGGGAGCCTTCCAACCGGACGACGTTGTTGGGGTCTTGTTGCGTCCACCAGTCGATCAGTTCCTTGGTGGCGATGCGGTCGGCGCTGAATTGTGCCGCGGTCGATTTCATCACCGCCATGCGGTAGGCGTCCTCCGCGGCCTCTTGGCTGGTCGTGCGGTAACGCTCGACGCCCTTTTCGTCGCGCACGATGTAGGTCATGCGACCGGCGGTGTCCTTTTGCGTCTCCATCGTGGGCATGGCGGCGTCTTCTTGGTTGGTCGCTGCGGCGCGAGACTGCTCGGCTATGCGATCCTTGGCTGCTTGCACGCGCTCCGGCGGCATGTTCTTGAGAGTCTCGACGTAGCGGTTGCGGCGTTCCTGCGGCGTGGTGCCGTCTTCGATGTATCGGCGCTCCTGCTCGTTAATGCCGGTCGGATCGTACATCATCTTCTGGCGGCGCTCGGCGCTGGCAAAGCGTTCGCCGTCGGCAAACGTCTCGACCATGTGACCGCCGATGACCGGCATGAGGGTCGCGGCCAAGACCTCCAAACGACTGTCTTTCCACTGGGTCAGCGTCTCTTCCCAGTTGACGTCGGGAAACTCGTCGCTTAACGCGGCGGCGACATCCTGCACCAGCGGCGTGGTCAAATCCTGTGTTCCCTCGGTGATGTTTTCGCCCACCACCTTGCCGAAAAAGCTGACCGCGCCTTGCGTGGTGCGGGCAAACCGCGCCGGATTGACCAGCTTCTGGATCGTCTCCCGATACCACTTGTAGCGACCGAAAACGAGCTTGGCACCGAAGACCTCCGCGGCGGTCTGGAGCGGGGCGCTAACCGCGGCCAAGGTGCGTGATTGCGAGGGCGTGAAGCCCTCCAGACGGAGTTGGTTGTATTCGTCGGCGTAGATGGCCGCGCCGGTCAAAACGGGGCCAACAACGGGGATTGCGGCGACTCCGGTGAAGGCCAGCGATTGTGGCCCCAAGAGGGCAATATCCTGCGCGAACTTGAGCGGGCCGGTGGCGTTGCTCTTGATCGGGTCAAAGCGGTTGTCGGCCAAGTCGCGCAGTTCGCGGACGACGTTGAAGCGTTGCAGTTCGCGCTCGGCCTGCTGGAGCAGGGTTGCGCGGTCGTCGGTGCTGACCTCCTCAAAGTCCTGCGGGCTGAAAGCGGTGCCGGTGGCGCGGGTCAGTTGGCCGGTGTTTTTGTTGCGGAAAAGCGGGCCTTCGCCTTGCAGGAGAGCAACCTTGGCCTCGGCGTCGGTTTCCTGCGCGACCAGAGCGGTGGTGCGGACCATGTTGAGCGAGCGCGGCCACGCCTCCGCGGCCATTTCCCAGAAGCCCTTGTCGTCCATCCCTTGGCGCTTTGCGGCCATGAAGATGGCGGCGTAGCCACGGTCGCGCACTTCCTTGGGCAATTCGCCCAGCCCGTCAATGATGGCGTTGAGGTCTTCGACCGTCTTGACGTCATCCTCCGGCGCTCCCTCGACCTTGCGTCCGGTGACGTTGATGATGTTGGCGTAAAGCCGTTGCAGGACGTCGCCGTGGTCGCGCAGCATCTGCTCGTTTTCGACGTAATATTGTTCTGCGGCCTTGAGCGTGTTGGCCTCCCAGTTGTCCGGCAAAGCGTCGAGGATCTCGGCGTTTTCCTCTTTCCACTTGGTCATCAAGGTCGGGATGTCTACCGGCGTGCCTTTGTTGACTTGGTCGAAAAGGGAAAGGGCAACGTCTCCGGCGATGAGGTCGTAGGCTTCGTCGGTTTGCTTCTTTGTCTCAAACGACTTGCGGACAAGTTCAAAGGCTTCGCTTTCGGTCTTGGGCGCTTTGCCCATGTTCTGCAAAAACCAGCGGTCGCGTTCGCTCGGATAAAGGTCGCCCATTTCGCGGGCGCTTTGGCCGGTCTGGGCGGCGATGAACTTGCGGTTGGCCGCGCCGAATTTGACCTCGTCGTCGGCCTGCCCGCCGCCGGAGCCTTCCCACCAGCGGTTGACGTCGGCGTAAATGCCGGTCAGTTCGTCGTAGTTGCGCGACTGCTCCTCGGCCAGCTTGGTTTCCGCCCAATTGCGGAGCGCCTTTTTGTATTGCGACCGCTCCAAGGGGCTGGCGGCGTCGAGACTGTCGTAGAGTTCGCTGGCCCTCTGGTCGTCAATGTCCAGCGTGAAGTCTGCGGTCTGCCTGCCCGCCGCGCCGCGGGAAACACTGCCCTCGTTAATGACGCTACTCATTTTGCGCCATGAGGGTGGGTTCCTCGCCCTTGCGCCGCTGGAGCGCGGGGATGACGTAGCTGCGGGCGAAGTCGCGTTCGTTGATTGTGTCGTTTTGTGCGCCGCCGTCCTTGGTCTTGTGCGGGGCGATAAAGGTCGCGCCGGTCAACCGGCCCAAGGTGTCTTCCAAGATGGCGGCGTAGCCGTCGGGGTCGTTTTGCACCGCGGCCATCGCGTCGGCGTCTTGGACGTAGAACGGCTCGGTGTGGAAACGGCTGACCTTGGCCCCCCTGCCCGTCTTGGTTAGCACGCGGCCTTTCGGAACTTCAATGCCCTTGGACTGATACCACGCGACGGTCTTGTCCACATACGCCTGTGCCGCGGCCCGCTCTTCGGGTGTGGCGTCGTGCGGGATCACAATCTCCACGCCGCGGCTGGTGGCCACGCCGGAGTTGAAATCCAAGGAAATCTGCCGCTGACCGGCGCGGCTGGAGGTCTTGATCTGGTCGCGGGTCTGCGGCGTCACTTGCCACGAACCATCGCCCATTGGCAACTGGACGGCGTCAAGCGGCGACTCGTCCTCATCGCGCAGGCGCGGGTCTTGCAAGACGCGCCGCGGGTTGAGGGTTGGCGGCTTGAGCATCTCCGGCTTGGGCATCTCGGCGGTGCCGTCGGCCATGTCCTCTTGGTAAATCTTGGTGCGGATCTCGTTGTATTGCGCGGTGACCTTGGTGGCGTCGGCGGCCTCCTTCGGGTTGGCCGCGGCCCAACTGTTGAGCATGTCGATCTCGCGGGACTGGCGCGTCTTGGCCATCTGCCACGCCTCTTCGTTGCCGGTGGAACCGTATTTGCCCGCGTCGAACATCTCGCGGCTGCGCTGCTTGATGGCTTCGATGGCGGTGCTGGGCTTGGGCTGGGCGTCCTTCTTTTTGTCGCGCAGCATCTGGCTTAAGTCGGCTTGGAAACCTGCGGGCATGGTGTGAACCCATGACAGTAGGCGGTCAAAATCCTTGGACTCTGGGTCGCTGGCCGGATCGTAGAGATCGATGGCGGTGATCAATTGCGGGCGCTGGGCAAGGCGCTTGGACTGCTCTTCGGGCGATTGCGCCCAAGTGGCTTCCAGCTTCTGCATGTTGAGCGTGTCGAGCTTGTCGCCGTATTCTTCGCGCAGTTCGTCGGCGGTCCCGTATTGCCCCTCGGCAATGCCGGTGACGGCCTCGTTCATTTTGTCGATGGTCGCGTTGCGGCTGTAGTCTTCCCACATTTTAAGCGCCTTTTTCATGTCGGCTGACTCGCCGTTAAGCGCGGGGAAAAATTTGCTTTTAAACGATGCGCTTTCGACGGCTTGGCGCAGATCCGCGGTCACCTCCTCGTTTTCCGCCAAGGTTCCGTCAGCCAAACGCTGCACCATCTGCGTGTCGATAGTTTCCCAGAGTTCGCGGGTCGTTTCGGCCTTTTCCCATTGATAGACGTCGGCGTTCATGCGTTCGATCTGCTCGTCGCTGACCAAGCCCTTCAAGTTGGCGATGGCCACATAAGCCTCTTCGGGATTGCGGTCGGTCTTGGCGCGGTCCACGCGGGCCTGCACCGAATCCAGCGAGCGCCGGATAAAATTCTTTTGGCTTTCGACGGTGATGTCTGCGCCCATCGCGGCCTGCTTGCCGGTATACCAAGACATCAGCCGCGCCCTGCCATCGATCGTGACGGGCATTTGGGCAATGGATTCGTCGAGCTTGGGCCGGTATTTGTCGTTCCAGTTTTTGGCCCACTCGCTCTCCGGCAGCGTCATGCGTTCGGCGGAGTGCTTGGCAATCGCGTCGGACATGAGCTTGTCGGCTTCGGCAATTTGCGCTTGGTCGTTGAGCGCCGACATCTTGGTGGCAAAATCGCCCAGCATCTGCGACCCTTCCCAAACGCCGCGGCTCAAGCCCACCATGCCCGCGCCCACGCCGTCGAAGACTTCGCGTCCCAGCACCGGCATGCGCTGGATGTTGGGCGTGCGGACGGCGCTGGGAGACAGCGTCGGCGCGTTGCCGACGGCGGTCTGCACGTTGGGGATTTGGGCTGTGGGAATGTTGGCCATTAGCGTGACCTCCCGCGGATGGGTAATCCCGAAAGCGAATTGGCCGCGCTGCCCACACCGCTAATCAGCGACCCGTAGCTGCTGGTGCGGAGCGCGGACGCCTCGTTCATGCCTTGCATGAGCGCCGGTCGGGCGAAGGTTCCGGCGTTGGCCGCGTTGAGGGAATATCCCGCGCCCTCAAACTGCGCCATGCGGCCCTTGTATTGCTCCAGCGCGGCCTGCGTGAAAAGTCCGCTGCGCTGGGCGTCGGCTTTGTAAAGTTCGTCGGCCACAGCCAGTTCGCCAAGGCCCGCGGTGTCGGCCATGATCATCAAGGGCGAACCCTCGCTGGTCACGCCGCTCTTGCCGTAGGCGGCGCGTTGCAGGCCCAGCATGCGCTCGTTTTCGGACCGCATCCGGCGGGCGCGTTCGCGGGCCTCCATTTCGGTGCGGTTGGCCTCGTTTTGCGCGACCTGTGCGTTGTAGCCGAAGATTGCGGCTTGCTGCTGCGAAGCCTGCGCGGCCATCTGGTTTTGCATTTCCATCTGGGCCTTTTGCACGGAGAAGTTGTATTGCGCCATGCGCTGGCTGGCGGCGGCTTGCTGTTGTTGCCCGTAGAACGACAGACCCGCGGCACCCACTGAAGCTGCGGTGGCGGCGATGGCGGAATAGGTGGCAACGGTTGCGGCCACGGCTGGAGGAATCATCGGCATCAGTCGCTGACGGCCAGATCGAACATTCTGGTCAGTCCCTCCTCTTGAGTTTGAAAGCCGACGCGGCCCATGAGCCGCGCAAAGGGCTTGGTCACGTTGGCCAGCATGACGGCATAACCGTCGTGCTTGGCTTCGCTTTTGAGAAAGTTGTAAGCGAACTCCAGACACGCCACGGAATCTTTGAGCGGCAACTTGGGGCGCGTGGCCGCGCAATCGACAAAGGCCACGGGCGTCGAGAGCGCGTAGTAGACAAAAAGCATGGCGGCATCTTGGCCGTCCATTTGGGTGACGACACCCAGCGGCGGCAAAAAAACCGCGGGCGTGGCAACGGTCCCGTGCGCGTCACACCACTCGACCAGCGTGGCGTGGTCTTTGTCGCGGTCAAACATGCGAAGTTGAAGAACGGGCTGGCTCATGGGTTTAGTCAAATCACACTAATGTCAATCCCCGAAGGCGTCGAGCTTTACGACCAGAGCGCGGACGGTGAACGGGTAAGGCAGGCGCTGGCGCAAATAGATGTCGCTGTCGTCGGAATAGTCGCCCGCGACGACGACCTCGGCATCGCCGGAAAAAGGCGGCGGGCTGGCGTCCATTGGGTCATCGAAGTCCCGCGGGTAGATCCAGAGCCACTCGGTGCCGTTGGTGCTGGCCTCCCCTGCCAAGGACTTGAACAGGCTGACCTCCACGCGGTTGATCCGCTTCTTGCGCCCGCGGGTCGGGCCGTCGCGCAGATCGAAGTCGAACTTCATGGGCAGGATGGTCGAGGTGTAGGGCAGACCGGCCAGAACCTTGGTGTAGGTCTTGTCGAGGGTAATCTGACCGCTGGCGACCGTCTCGTCGGGCTGGACGGCCCCGTTGGCCAAGACGCTGACCGCCTTGCCTTCCAAGTGGGAAAGTCCGGTGATGGTGGCCGTGGCGGTGCCGGAATAGCGTTTGGCGCAGTCGAGATACCACCAGTCGTCCTTGGTCTGGGCCTCAAAGTTGGCGCGGTTGTCGGGCTTGAAGCGTTCGATGTAGCGTTTGGTTTGCCCGCCAATCGTCCGCTTGACACAAAACCAGACCTCGTCGTCCGCGCCGGACAAGCCGTAGACGGTGGCGACGGATTCAAACTCGCCGTCGGTCGTGTGCCGGTGCCATGCGACCACATTCTGGTCGCGCTCGTAGGACATGCCGATCAGTTGGCCATCTCCCCTCACCGCCCACAGGATGGCGTCGGGCTGCTGCTGGAAGGCTAGTTCGACGATCTCGCCCGCGGTGACATGCTCGGAAAGGACGGTCAAATCCGGCGCGACCCAGCCGTCGCGTTCAAAGTTATACGTTAGCTCCCGCACCTTGCGCCCGCGGCGCTGGACAAAGAGCAGGACGTCGTTGAGCAGGATGGCCCGCATGGTCTTCGATCCGAAGCTGCTTTGCTTCTGGGCCTGCACGTTGGTCGCGCTAAACGCCTGCCCGCTGTCCGCGCCGCCAATCGTCCACTCGTCGCCCGAAGTGCCCAGCATGAGGCGCTTCTGGCTGAACATCCACGCGATGCGGTTGCCCTCGGAG